GACACATGAACGATTTGACACCTAAGCAGCGCGTGGCATACGACCGCATCAAGGAGGCGCTGCGCAGTGCTCGCCACATCGGTGCACTTGACGAGGACCTGCTGAAGATGGCGGCATGCTTGACCGTAGAGGTCACGGACTTGCAAGCTATCATTGATGAAAAAGGCTACACGTATGAGACGGTGAACCGTGCAGGCGACACCATGACGAAGCACAGGCCTGAGCATCAGATGCTGGTCGAGTCACGATCGAAGTATCTTGTGGTGCTCAAAGAGTTGGGCATGACGCCCGCAGCACGCAAGCGCATCGAGGTAGACGTGGAGATTGACGACGAGCTTGAGCAGCTGTTGACATTCAAGAATGCTTGAAGGTGAAGGCCACCAGTATGCGCTGGACGTGGTGCATGGCAAGCTGGTCGCCAGCAAGTACACGCGCAAAGCGTGCGAGCGTTACCTCACTGACCTCGACACTGCCGAGGAGCGCGGCCTAGAGTTTAGGCCACAGGTAGCGCAGGCATACATCACCTTTTTTCAGCGAGCCATCAGGCACACCGTAGGCGAATGGGACGGCAAACCGTTTGACCCACTACCGTGGCAAAAGTTTATCTTGTGGAATCTTTACGGATGGTTTCGTGAAGACGGTACACGAAGATTTAATTATGCTTATATCACGGTTGCTCGCAAAAATGGCAAAACCACTCTTATGGCGGGCGCTGCGCTCGCGGCTTTATTCTTTGATCAAGAGAAAGCTGCTGAAGTTTATTTTGCAGCAACTAAAAAAGACCAAGCTAAGATCGGGTTTGATGAAGCGCAGCGAATGGTCACCATTTCGCCACCGCTTAGAAAGCACCTCAAAGCAGGCAAGCACGACATTAAAGCGCCGACGCTCTCGGCGCGGTGCACGTACCTCAGCTCCGAGCGCGACACGCTCGATGGATTGAACGTACATTTCGCAGGCATCGACGAATACCACGCACACCAGACCGACGGCGTGGCCAACGTCCTCAGGTCAGGTATGCAGGCGCGTCGCAATCCTTTGCACCTTACAATCACCACGGCTGGCTTTAATCGCGAGTCGCCATGCTACGAACTGCAGAAGACGTGCAAAGAAATCTTGGACGGCATTAAGCACGATGACGCGCAGTTTGCCATCATCTACGAACTGGATGACGATGACGACTGGACCGACTCCAGCACATGGATCAAGGCGAACCCGTCGCTAGGTACGGCGCTGCGTGGCCAGCTGCTCGACAGCCAGCTGCAGCAAGCCATCAACTTAGGCGGCTCGCGTGAGGTAGAGTTTAAGACGAAGCACCTAAACAAATGGGTCACCGCTAGCAAGACGTGGATACAGGACGAGGTGTGGATGCGCAACAAGCGCGACGCGAAGCTGGACGGCCTCAAATGCTGGGGCGGGCTTGACCTTGCAAGCGTCAGCGACATGACTGCGCTGGTGATGGTCTATCCTGAAGACGGCGGCTATCATGTGCGCGGCCACTACTTCCTGCCTGCCGATACGGTGCACCAAGTGCTAGACCGTGACCCAAGTCACATATACCGCACCTTTCTCGACCTGCCGAACGTGCACCTGACTGACGGCAACGTCACTGATTACGCCAGCATTCGCCGAAAGGTGAGCGGCGTGATGAACAAACCCGAGGGCCAAGTGGTAGAGGAGTCGAGCCTAATGCACACGTACAACGTGCAAAAGATTGCGTTTGACAGATACAACAGCACGCAGATCGCCATCGACCTAGTTGACGACGGTGTGCCGCTGGTGCCATTCGGTCAAGGCTTTGTTTCTATGAGTTCACCGACCAAGCAGCTAGAGGTACTTGTCAGGACTGGCAAGCTATGGCATGACGGCGACCCCGTGCTGCGTTGGGCGCTTGGCAACGTCGAGCTGAAGATGGACCCAGCTGGCAACATCAAAGCTGACAAGCAAAAGAGCGGCGGAAAGATTGACCCGATCGTGGCCATGATAATGGGCATCGGCGAACACATGAAAAGCCCAGCAGAAGACGAGGGCTATTTTGAGATTATCAACCTTTCGTAACTTGCGCGCAATGGCTAACTGGTTTCAACGAATTTTCCAGCGTGACGGGTACCAAGTAGCGTACACAGGTCACCATTCTTTCGCATCACATTTGCGAGGTATCAGCACGCGAGCGGGCGCCTACGTGGACACCGAGTCAGCCATGGGATTGTCTACGGTGTACGCATGTGTGCAGCGCATCAGCAGCACGATTGCGCAGCTGCATCTTGACGTCATGCGCCGCACCGAGAACGGAGTGCAGGTTAGTGTTGGTCATACCATTCAGGACCTCATCAGCGTAGAGGCAGAGGAAGGCTATACAGCTTACGACTTTTGGCAGACCTACGTCGCCAACATCCTGATCTATGGCAAGGCGTATGCCATCATCAAGCGCCTGCCGAATGGCGACCCGTATGAGCTTTGCATCGTCAACCCCAAGTCAGTCAAGGAAAAGATGGTTGACGGTGAGGTCATGTACGAAGTCAAGGACCGTGGCGTCTACATGCACGCTGACATGCTGCGCGTCTGCAACCTTTACGGCCAGAGTCCAATCGAATTACACCGCGAGATGCTCGGACTGGCGAAGGCAGCGCAGGACTTTGCTGCTGAGTTCTTTGGTAGTTCAGGCAACATGACGGGAATACTGTCAAGCAATGAACCACTCAAGAAAGAGCAGATCGACATTATCAAAGACAGCTGGAACAACAGCGGGGACCAGCTGGGCACCAAACTGCTACCCTTCGGTTTTAGGTATGACCGCATTGCTGTTGATCCAGAAAACGCAAGCTTGACCGAACAGCGCGACTTTTTAAATCAGGAGATATGCCGAATCTTTGGCGTGCCGCCGAGCCTTGTGGGTGTGCAGTCGAATGTGACGTACAGCAACACGGAGCAGCAAGCTATCCAGTTTGCCAAGTACACGATTGTGCCATGGACTCGGCAGATAGAGCAGGAGATGAATTGCAAGCTCATTGCACCTGACGAGCGCCTCACACACTTCACGCGCTTCGACCTTGCAGACCTTTTGCGTGGCGACAGCGTCAGCCGCGCCCAGTATTACGACACGCTGGTCAAGGCGGGCATCATGAGTATTAACGAAGCGCGACGCACGGAGGACATGAACAGCGTACAAGGTGGCGACGCTCACATGGTCCAAGTCAACCAGATCGCGCTCGACAAGCTCGACGAGTACAGCACTAAATTGAGTAGTAATGGAGAATAAAGAGAACGCGCAAGTTGAAGAGCTGCGCAACAAATACGGCGAGAACGTAGAGCTACGGACCGCAGAGGTGCGAGCCGCTGGCGACGACTCGCTGGTCATCGAGGGCTATGCTGCGAACTTTGAGCAGCGCACGGACCTCGGATATTTCAAAGAAGAAATTGCACGCGGCGCATTCGACGACGTGATGGAGGACGACGTGCGGTTGCTGCTGAATCACGAAGGCGCACCGATGGCACGCACTACGAACGGCACGCTTGAGTTGAGCATTGACGACACGGGTCTCAAGTACCGTGCAGCTCTGGCTGACACGCAAGACGGGCGCGACCTGTACAAGCTAATCAAGCGCGGCGACATCACGCAGTCCAGCTTTGCATTCACGATCGCCGAACAGGAGTGGAGCGAGGACCGCAGCACACGCACTGTGACTAAGATGGCGCGGTTGCTCGACGTGTCGCCAGTCACCTATCCAGCGTACCCAACCACGACGGTGGCGGCGCGGCAGATGGCCGAGGTCAAGCCTGAGCCAGTAGAAGAAACTCAAACGATTTCAGAGGCGCAACCTGAAAAGCAGGAAGTGCGTACCTTTGAGCAAACAGCGGAGAAGACCGCAAAACAATTTAAGATTATGAATTTTCGCAACTCAAATGATGCGGCCCGCTACGTCTCTCAGCTTGAGGACAAGTTGGCGAACATCAACGCTCTCGCAGAGACCGAAGAGCGAGCGTTGACTTCTGAGGAATTGGAAGAGACGCAAGACATCCACGCAAAGCTCGAAGCCGCTGAACAGCAGCGCGACGCTTTGTCAAAAAACGAACAGCGCCTCAAGGCTCGTGCCGTTGCACAAGATGCCGTTGTACGAAGCGACAAGGAGGCAATCAAGGCGAACGCCAAGTTTGACTTTGGTAAGGCTTTGCGCGAAGCTGCACAAGGCGGCGTGACTGGCCTTGAGAAGGAGGTGATGCAGGAAGCACGCAAAGAGGCGAGCGCTTTGGGCCTCGGCTTGCGCGGTGACTTCAGCATTCCACAGTCCATGTTGATTGAAGCTCGTAACGTATACGGTGTTGACTCAAGTCAGTCAGGCGTAGCTGATGCAGTTACAACTGTAGCGACTGAGGTCACTGAGTTGGTTGGCGCTTTGCGTTCTAACTCTTTGCTCGCAGCTACTGGAGCCACACAACTCAACGGCTTTGTCGGTGACATCAAGATGCCATCACTGCCAACTGACGCAGCAGAGGAGCCAGTAGAAGGTGCTGGTGTAACTGGAAACACTGGGTCAATGGGTCAGCAAACATTGTCACCGCAGCGCATCGCGCAGCAGATGATTGTGACCAAGGAAGCAATCAACCAAACCAACGGTAACATGGCCGCTGTGATTGCTGCTGACTTTGGCCGATCTATCGCCAACGTGCAAGACAAGATTGCCTTGAACAGCATCAGCGGTGTTGGTGGTGCAACTGCTTTGGCAGGTGGTACTGGTCAAATCGTTTTGGCTACTGAGACAGGCACGAATGACTTGGCTGCGACAGACAGCGAAGATATCCGCGACTTGTGGGCAGCCATCACGGCAAACGGTGCAGAGAACAACACTGCATTCGTTTTCCACCCAACTACATACGCTCACCTTTTGGGTCAGCCAAATGTCAGCAGCGTATCGCCATTGATTGAGAACGGTGCTATCTTTGGATACAACGTGTTGAACAGCGGCTCTGTACCAGTACAGGATTTGTCTGCTGTAAACTGTGACCAGTTGATTGAAGGCGGTGCAGCTTCTGTAGCTGACGGTTTGACTGCTGTGTACTTTGGTTACTACGGTGACTGGACTGACATGTTCTACGCTAACTGGGGCGGCCTCGACGTAACTGTTGATCCATTCTCTGGCATCTCAGCAGGAACTGTCAAAATTGTAGTTGATACTTTCTTTGACGCTAAGGTTCGCCGCAGCGGTTCACTCGGTGCAATGGTAATGGCAAACGCTACTATCTTGAACTCGTAAGAGTAGATTGATTGAATGAGAAAGGGCCTCGCAACCATGCGGGGCCTTTTTTTTATCTTGCACCCATGTACTACACTTTAGAGATTACTGGCGCAGCTGCCGAGTCCAGCATCGTCAGCACCGCCGACCTCAAGACATTCCTGCGCGTAGACCACAGCGACGAGGACACGCTGATTGAGGCGCTACGCAGCGCGGCCATTGAGTACGTGCAGAATTATTGCAACGTGCAGCTGGGCGACGTCACGGCGGTCATGTATCTCGACGAGTTCCGTGGTACGTGGGAGATACCCGTGGGACCTGTTCGCAGCATTACCAGCATCGTCTACAACAACACGCCCAGCACGACGCTGACCTTGGCGACGTCGCAATACTACACGGACCTGAAGCGCAAGCCTGCACGCATCACAACCATATCACCGCCGACGGTGCACCCAGATACAAGCAACGGCGTGCAGGTGACGATGGAGTTGGGGTACCTTGAGGCCGAGGTGCCTGACGGTTTGATTCACGCAATCAAGCTGCTGGTGGCGCACTTCTATGAGAATCGCAACATCGTGGTGGTAGGTACCATCACGAGCGAGGTGCCTAACTTAATTCACAGCTTGCTCAATCCTTACCGCGTAATATCTGACCGATGAGGATAGGCAAGAGCGACCGACGCATTACGGTGGAACGATACACCACGAGCACGAACGCATACGGCGAGCGCGTGCAGACGTGGAGCACCTTGCTGACCGTATGGGCCGAGCTGATGAAAGCGGGCGAAGGAATGACCGAGCGCATCACGACGGATCAGGACATGCCCGTGCAGCGCGTTCGGTTTAAAATTCGCAGCAGCAGCGACAGCCGAGGCATCAAAGCTGACGACCGCGTAGTGTACAATTCGAAGTATTACAACATCCAAGGCATTGAGGAGGTTGGCCGACAGGACCAGCTTGTACTGCTTTGTCAAATAACTGGCACCTGATGGCACGCGGCAGCTTAGAAATGAAGGGCGGCGGTACTGGCTTTGAAGGTATCGGCGTAGACGTCAAGCCGCTGATGAAGCAGCTGGAGCACATGCGCAAGCAGATCGCCGACAAAAACGTGCAGCGACGTATCCACCGCGCGGTTGGCAAGGTGTACAAGGACGAGATG